TGTAGCCGGGATCTTGTTCCAGGGCCTGCAGAATCACCAGGCGTTGGTCCGCTGCAGTGTATTGGCGATAATCCATTGTTAGCTGCTCCGCTTTTCGTTTAACAGGTATTCGCTGATCATGCCCAGCTGCCGGTTGACCGCGACCAGCTGGCCGCTCATGTTTTCCATTTGTTCGGCTACCCGGCTCATGCGCTTGTGGGTGATTGCCAGGTCTTCATGGGTGGGCATTCGCTCAAGCTCTTTTTCAACCACGTCCATTCGGCGCTCCAACACGCCCGCGCGGCGCTCCAGGCTTCCCAGTGCCTGCTCGTTGTCGTCCTGCTTTTCGTCTATGCGTTGCTTGAGGTCGTCACCCAGCCGCTCGATAGCCCGGGCGTTCACCTTGCTGCGCTGGACGATGTGGGTATAAAGGGCCAGGCACAGCAGTGCGGCCAGCTGCAGGACGTCCAGCACAAATCTCATGTAGCCGACATCTGGCCATTCCATAGCGCGCCCTTATTCCGTTGGGTGGGTTGACTGGATGATGGATTCCAGCGTTTCTGCGTATTCGCGCCGGCCCCGGTCACGCTTGACGATCGCGCTGTAGGCTTCGTCACTCAGGCACTGCAGCTGCTCGCCATTAATGGCCGGCAGTTCGGGCCGGGGCGGCAGTGGCAGCGGTGTGGTGACGTATTCAACCGGTGCGGTACCGCAGCCGGAGAGGATCAAAGCAAGGAATAACCACCAATATTTCACCAGTCGCCCTCCAGGTCGTCGCGTTTCTTGGTGTTGGGCTTGGTCCGCTGTTCGCGGTGGCGCTTGCCAGTGCGGGCCATGGCCTTGGTGGCCTTGGCCTGGGCATCACTGGCGACCTGGTTGTGGTCCGCCCGGCGGGTTTCCACCTCGCGCTTGGCTTTTTCGGCATCGCCCCGCTTCTTGAAGGCATACCCCAGCGAGCCAAACACGGCCAGCAGGCCTGCAACTATCAGTTCAAGAGTTCCCATTCTTGGCCTCTACGTCTTTCTGTTTCCATTCGCGCCCGATCCAGATAGCCAGGATCATGGCCACGGCGCTGCCGTAGGCGGTGGCGCCCATTTCCGGCATGGTGCCCAGGGGGCCCAGGGTCATGCCGGCAATGAAGTATTTGATGGTGACGGCCAGCCAGCTCACTGCCACGAAGGGCAGCGTGCGGCTGGGTTTGCCTCGGGTGTCTGGCCAGGCAATCATTGGTTGCTCCTTATCCAGTCCAACGGGCGGGGCCGTTGGTGCGGGTGTCTACATGGGTGAAGGTTTCGTAGCGGCCGATGCTGACCGTGGGGTGGTACTTTTCGAGGTACTGGGCAACCAGGGCCGGGTCTACACCCTCTACCTGGATGTCCGCCGCACGGCCAAACAGGTGCTGGCTGTTCTTGCTGCCGCCTTCGTTGGCGTTGTGGGTTTCGCAGCGGCAACCGCTGGTAACGCGCACCTTGGCGTTGAAGTGCTTGCGCACGTCCTGGACTACCCGCAGCAGGGTGGCGTCTACGGTGTCGAAGCCACAGCCGCAGTTGCAGGCAAACTCGGAGCGGTAGAAGTTCTTGCTGATCTGGGTCACTCGGTTAGCTCCTTTTCGGCATTGATTGTGCGCTGCCCCAGCTCCATCAACCGGCGCACCTCGGCCCAGTCGCCAGCCTCCTGGGCAACGGCGATCTGGGCGCTGAGTACTTCGGCGAGGTCGCACAGCAGGCAGGCCAGGCTGAGTGCCTGGGCGGTGGGTTGTTCGGCGTTAGAGAATGGCTGGGGTTCAGGTTTTTCTAACGGTTTTTCCGCAGTGGGTTTGGCCTTGCCGGCAGCCAGGTCCAGTTGCTCACGTCCCCATGGGGTGAGCTGGAAGCCGGTGCGATCGGGGTTGTCGCGCAATGGCTGCACGTCCAGGTAACCGGTGGTCTGAAGGCCGGCCAGGTTGTTGGCCACCGTCGCCTTGTCCTGTTCGTTGGCCGCGTTCATGGCCACGCAGATGAGAGCACCAGGCACCGCTGTGCGGCGCTGGTGCTGAAGATCCACCACCGTATCCAGCAGCCGACGATTGGCCGCCACTCGTGGCAATACCGGCGCTGTGTCGGTGGCGCGGCTTTCAGTCATGGTCCCTCTCCCGATCAGATGAAATCGCTTTAGTGGGTCAAAAACACTTCAAGGATTTCAGGCTATCGGCGATGGCAATAAAGGAGGGACTAAAGCTTTTTGGGAAATTTCAGGAACTAAGGGAAGGCGGTGGAAACCAGGGAAAGCGGTGCAGGCAACACGCCAGGGAGGGTCGGCGGTGCCTGCAACCAGGGCAGGGATTACCGGGGGTGGTCGTCTCCGAACAGCCCCGGCTGCAGGCGGGCGCGGATCATCTTACGCTGCCGTGCGAGGATTGAATAAATCTGTACTTCGGTCAAGTGGTATGCCTGGGCCAGCTCGGCCACGTTGGTGCCGTTGTGGCGCTCCCAGATCTCCCGGTCACGCAGGGCGGTTTCCAGCTGGTCGCCCTTGGGGATGTAGTGGCTACGGCCGCCGGCGAATGTCGACAACGCACGCACGGCCCGGAAGGCCCGGCGGCGGGCGTCTTCCTGGCTGGCGCCATCGCGGCGGAACGCGGATTCCAGGATGCTGAGCATGTCGGTCAGGCCCTGGGGCCACTTGGCCAGGATTTCCGGATCATCCATGTGGTCCAGCATGGATTCATCCAGCTTGTCGTCAAACAGTGCCAGGTTGTTGTCCAGATCGGTATTACCCATGGTACTCCCTCCCGTGTCGGTTGGCGTCTACTACAAGCCCCTGCATCAGGCGGTACAGCTGGTCATCGTCCAGCCAGTCCACCCGCTCCACCTTGAACATGCGCACGGCCATGCCATCGGCATACGCCCAGGGGCGGCCGGCTTCGGCCAGCAAGGCCTCCACCTTGTTCATCACCGCCTGCCGGCTGGGCGGCGTGCGGGGCTTCTTACGGCCGGCCTTGCTGGCCTTGGGCTTAAAGCCCCGGGCCTTCATGTGCTGCAGGATCTTCTGCAGCTCCGGGCCGGTGCAGTCGGAGCAAGAGCGCTTGCCGCCGGTGGCGGTGGAAATCGCCAGGCGGTAGGTGTCTTCGTCCAGGCCCAGGTCTTTGCGGGCAATGTGGATCTGGGCGAGTACTCGCTTGCGGTGGTCTTTGCTCATGCCTCGGCGGCCTCCTCGTCCGGCTTGATCTCCAGATCCGGGAAGTGCCTTTTCAGGTGGGCGACGGCTGAGCCTTCGGTGCCGAAGTCCGGCATGAAAGCGATAACGCGAGGCTTAACCATCTCTTCCGCCTTCTTCTTTCCATAGATCTTTCTCAGGGCTGGTAGCTGCTTTCTGCTCCACAAGGCTTTTTTCGCGGGTCGAAAAAACCTGCTTTCAGGGTGCAGAGGCTGACCTTTGTCAGTCATCATCCACTCCCCTTTGACATAGCCATCCACGTATACAGACACGAACACCCTTTTACCGTCATGGACCTTGTAGAGGCTGACTTCATGGCCATCTGCCAGCAGCTTTACCGATCCGCCCAGGTTTTCCAGGCGACTTTTGATTTCCTCCCATTTACTCATCGGCTGAGACCTCCTCTGCTGGTGATTCCTCATATGCAACGACCACTGCAGCACCAACGAATTTGGCGCCAGCACTCGCGCCAAGCATGCCCATGAAACCCAGCAGCCATGCTGCAGAGGCGATCATCACCATGGCTTTGGCTTCTTTCTTGATCTTTTCCATAAATTGCTTCCCTTGGTTGCGTTAGAGCGAGGCGGACACGGTGATCAAGACAGCGATCACTGCACCAAACACCACACACCAGGCGGCCTGTTTTCTGGCGAAGTACTTGCCAGCATTGAATCCGCGAGCCCAGGCCTTGTCCTCCGGGGTCTTCGCTAGATCCACCCGCAGTTCGTCAGTTAGTCGCTCCATGTCGGGCATCGTGTTTCCTCGTTTTCTTGATTTCGTGACCGGTCACGCTTCAGCCGGGCCGCGTCATCCAGCACCAGGCGCACCACGTATTCGGTCTGATCCTCAAAGCCCCGGGCCTTGGCGTTGCTGGCGATCAGCTCTCGCTCACGCCGGGCAAGGTCCATCTCCATGCGCTTCATTCCGAGGCGCTCTTTTCGCTCACGCTGCCGGCGCTTGCGCTCGGCATCGGTCTTAGCCATCAGTTACCGCTCCCGGCCTCCACTCGCCTCAACAAATCGAGACGGTGCCCAATCACAAACCTGATCCTCTGGGATGTGGCCGAACATCGCGCAGCAGCGACGGCAGTGGGCGCAGTCGGTGCAGGTTTTGCCGGCCGGAAGGTCCATTTCGTTGCCCTGTCTCTTCATCGGTTCTCTATTGCTCACACCTTTCTCCTTTATTGGCTGCTCATCAGTACCGGGCCACCACGCCCGGCAGACGCCCCGGCTGGGGCGTTTCGCTTAGTGGGTTTGCTCGTCGGGCCTGCGGGCTCTGACTATCTGTTCGTGCTTCACGCTGAAGCGCTCGCGGATGGCCTCGGCGATTGCCTCGCAGCCGACCATTGCCAGCTCTGCGACCACCGTTGGCTGGCCATCTTTGATTTCGCCTGGGCAATCAAGGCCCATCTGAATGTGGCCCGCTTCGTTGTATTCCACGGTGACGGTCGCTTTGGAGCCCACTTTCTGGCCCTCTTGCGTTTTGGCGGTTTGGTCCGTCTTACCCATGATTCACCGCCTCTTTCAGCGCCTTGCCTGCCTTGAAGCTGGGCGCCTTGGTGGCCGACAGCTCCAGGGCTTCGCCGGTCTGAGGGTTGCGGCCTGTGCGGGCGGCGCGGGCTTTTACCTGGAAGGTGCCGAAGCCAACCAGAGAGACGGAGCCACCGCCTGCCAGCTCACTGGTGATGTGGTGGGTAGCGGCTTCCAAAGCGCGGCCAGCCTGCGCAAGGCTCAGATCCGCTTCATCAGCGATGCGGTTAATCAGTTCACTTTTGTTCACGGTTACTACCTCTCGGTTTTGGTGGTTTGGGGAATTAAAGCGCCGCTACATCCAGCGGGATCTGGCGGTAAGGGCCGTCTTGGCCCTTCCGCTCGTAGAAGCGCAGGTAGGACTTGCTGCCGGTCACCTGGATGGAATCCATGATGGCCTGCATTGCCTGCTGCCATTTCTCGTGCTTGATATCCAGGCTGCGCAGGCCCAGCACGCGGGCGGTGTTGATCTTGCCTTCACGGTCGGTCTGGAAGGCGTGTTCAACCAGGGCCTGCACTTCGGAGCGGCTGCCGGCCGTCCATTCGTGGATGCACTGGTCAATCAGCTCTTTGGCCACCTGCAGGCGCTCATCAAACTGGAGGTGATCAGACACGGCCCGCTTCACCTGGTACTGGCCGTCGAAGCTGGCCAGGGTGACGTTGCCCTTTTTGCCGCCGTAGGTGGTGTCGTACTCCCGGGCGGACAGTTCCAGGAAGGCTTCCACCTCGGTGGCAATCTCGGACTTCACGCGGATCATCTGTTCCTGCAGGTCTTTGACTTTGGCAATGACTTCCATCACCAGGTCATCGCGCAGGCGGTCGATGTCTTTGATCTGGTCCACCGGCACCAGGTGGCCCTTGGCGTTGCGCCGGTACTGATCTTGGTTCTCTGCTGTGTTCATGGTTTACCTCAGGTCGCTTGGGGAAATGGGTTGTTGCCCGGGCGGAAGCCGCACAGGCGGCCGCGTTTCTTGGGGTAGCGGTGGTGCCGCATGGGCTCCATGTACGCGCCACCCTTCTTGGCCAGGGAGCTTTGCAGCTCCTGTTCGGTTTGTTCCTGGATCTCGGCCCGCATGAGCGTCACCCGCACGCGGGTTTGCTCCGGCATCAGCGGGAACGGCTGGTGCAGCAGGTGTTCGTAGCGGTCCGGATCGGCCAGGTACTGGTCCAGGGTTACGCCGTGGCGGTGCAGCATGTTGTCTGCGTACTGGTCGGCGTAGTGTTCCAGGTAAGCCGTTGGGTGCATGCTCATTGCTGGCCTCCGTTGGGGTTTTGAGGGCAGTTCTGGCACACGCGCCATACGCGCATGGCCATGGGGTTGTGCGTGGGTGCGGGCCGGTCGCGGTATTCCCGGCACTGTTCGGTGCTGATGTTGGCGTTGTGGGCCGGGCACGGGATGCCGTCCAGGGCGTCCAGGATGCGCTTTTCCATCCGGGCGGTGCTGGGGCTTGAATACCGGTTGGCCAGCAGCAGGGAGACGGCGGTACGGCTGATGCCAATGCGCTCCCCGGCTTTGGTGCGGCTGGAGGATTCCACCTCGTTGGCCAGCAGCCGGACCCAGTGCGGGGGCTGGTCGCCCCAGTTGGAAATGTCTACTTTGCGGCTCACTCGTCGCCCCCTTCTGTCTGTGGGTTGCGCTGGTAAACCACCTTGCCGGTGTTGGGGTCATACAGCTGCTTGAGGCGCTGGACCATCGGGGCACGGGGGCCGGTCCAGCGACCTGGCGCCAGGCGGTACCGGGCGGGCTTGCCCGGGCCACCCGGGCGGGTGACGGTGAGGTACCCGGCGCCGGCCAGCATCAGGCAGTAATCGTTGGCGGTGGTTTCGGCCACTGCGTGCTTGGGCGTGGACGCGGCCTGTGCCAACTGGCGGCTGGTGAAATCACCAATGATTTTGACGGTGCGCCACATCTGTTCGCGGCCACGGCCCTGGGTGACTTCACTGCCATCCTTTCGGACTCGCGGCGCGTCTACGCCGCAGTCCTTCGCCAGCTCATACTTCACCAATCGCCCGGGCACGCTTTCGATTCGGCGCAGGTAACCGGCGGCTTCAAGGCCGGTCATGTAGTCGCGTACACGGCCCTGCGGGGCCCACTCTGCGCCCAGCATCCACACATCGCGCACGGTGATGGGCTCGCCGCCCTTGTGCAGCTTGCGGATGATTTCCCACATGGACTGGCGATCACCTTTCGGGCCCTGGGCTTCCAGGTGCACGGGTTTGCGGGTAACGCTCTTCGCCATTCTTATGCCCTCCGCGCCGGTGGCTGGCCGGTGTGAATGGCGCGCTCGCCCCAGATTTCGAGGTCGACGCGCTCCCAGTTGTTGGCGATCGCCTCGCTGTGGATGCGGTAAAGGTTGACGGCGATGCGGCGCAGGCAGCCTTTTACGCGGTTGCACACTTCTTCCAGTAGGTCTTCGCCCATTTCGATATCGGGGTAGCTGGACTGGGCCAGTTCCTGGACGTCGGTGAGGCTGGCGGCCTGGGCGGGTACCCACTCAAGTACCCGGTTGTGCAGGCGCTCCAGACGGGACATGGAGGCCGGCACGCGCTCCTCGCCAATCAGGATCAGGGTGCCCTGGCTGGCGTTGTAAATGTCGGTCAGCACGTTGGCGGCGGCTTTGTCGATCACGTACTGGACGTCATCAATGATGATGGGGCGGCCGCTGCGGCTGAGCTGTTCGGCCACCTGGTCCACCATTTCGGGAATGGTCTTCGTTGGAATGATGCCCATTTCCCGCAGGATGGCGATCAGGAAGGCTTTCTTGGTCCAGCTCTCCCGGCACTCGACGTAGTAGGCGCGGTGCAGGTTGGCCGCATAGGCCGCTGCCAGACTCTTGCCATAGCCACTGGGGCCGTACATCACGACCAGCCCCGGGAGTTCCGGCGGGCGGTTTGCGGCGCTTTCCACGGCCTGGGCAAGCAGGCCGACGTTGGTCAGTGGTACAATGGTGTTGACGCTCATATAACTTCCTTTTGCTGTTGCTTTGGGTGTCATGGCCATGCGCTCACATGGCCCTGCGGGCGCTGACGGTTTTGCCGTTGGCGCTCGCATCCATCACGCGTTTGATAGCGCGATATCCGGGCGTTGATGGGTAGGTTTCCCACCACTTCTGTTCTTTCTCGCTTAGTTCCTCACCGGCGGTTACTCGCTGGTCCAGCTTCTGCCACAGGCGGTACCGGGCGGTGACGTCCTCAGGAATCACGAATTCTTCTTTCTTGGCTGCGGCGAGCTGCTTGGCCTTGGCCCGGCCGGCTTCAACCAGGCGCTGGGTGTCGTCGTCATTGGCGACCGGCTCAATGGTGCGGATCTCGACATCACGGCCGGTGATGGTTTTGGCCTTGGTGGTCAGGCGCTTGAGCTGGCCGCGTTCGCGTTTGTCTGCCGCGCGCTGCAGCTGGGCCACTGGCATGGCCGGCGTGGCGTTGCCGTCCAGTTCGGCGGTGCCGATCACTTCACCTTCCAGGGTGAACACGCCAACGCTGGCGCTGTCGCGGTAATCCCAGGCCACCTTCACTTCCTCGCCATGGAAATCGCGGAGGGCATCCAGGAAGTAGATGCCGCCGTTAATGCGGACTTCGCCCCGGTGGGTTTTGCGCACTTCCTGCGGCCGGGTAAGCGAGGCCACCATGTCGGGATCGGCGGTGATCGCTTCAAAGCCTTCCACCTCGGCATCGGCCCAGGCTTCCATCGGGGTCTGGCGGCGCAGGCGGCCGTGTTCCATATCCCGGATCTTGCGCAGGCCGTTGTGGGGCGTGTTGTTGTAGCGCTCGATTGCTGCACTCAGGCTGTCGTAAAACTCTTGAAAGGTCGGAATGTGGGCCGGCTTGAAGCCCTCTTTAATGGCTTTTCGGGACAGCTTGTGGGCGCGGGTGGCGGCCTGCTTGTCCATGTCCACGCCGATATAGCTGTTGAAATCTTTGGCCAGGGTGACGAAGGTTTTGTGTACTCGTTCGACCACACCCCGTGCCTGGGAGTTGTAAGGCAGGGAGTGGGTAATGGTGCCGCCCAGGCGGTCCACCACTTCATAGATTGAGTCGTTCTTGAAACCGCTGCCGTTGTCGACATAAAACATGCTGAACATGCCGGCATTGGTGATGCCGTGGCGCAGGGCGTCCAGCGTGGCTACGGTGGATTCCGCCAGGTTCAGGGCAAAGCCGGTGATGCGCCGACTGTACCAGTCCAGGACCACGGTGATTTCGGGGCGGAACGGCTGGCCTGTCAGAGGGTTGATCACCTCGGCATCGAACGTATGGCCATCGGAGACCCACACATCGTTCGGCCACAGGTGGTCTGTTGAGCGGCGCTTGAACGGCTGCAGGGATTTCAGATCCTGTGAGCCCATGCGGCCGCGTTCGCGGGCTTCGGGGCTCAACTTCTGCAGCCACCGGCGTACCTGGTGAATCGATGGGTGCGGCGCGGGGGTCCGTTCCACCATCTGCTGGTAGGCAGCGGTAATGCTGGGCTTCTGCGGGCGCTGGTAAAACTTCAGGAACGTGGGGCCCCATTCGGGAATGCTCAGGTCCTGCTTACGGCGGCGCGGAGCCAGTGCCCGTTCACCGTGCTTTTTGAAGTCTGCCAGCCAGCGTTTCAGGGTGCGCTCAGACAAGGTGCGGGTAGCGGTTTTACGATCGTTGGCGCGCACCACCCGGTAAGCCAGGTAAGGCGTTAGATTTCCCAGCTGGGCGTTGGTGACTAACGTCAGGATGGCTTTTTTCTGGGTAGTGACCCGGCTCAGCCGTTCGATCTCTCGCACAAAGGCCACGCGGGCAGTCATCACCGCCAGCTGGTCTTCATTGAGGTCGTCATACCGGGCTGGTTCGCGCTCGGGCTGTTCCTGCACGGGTTCCAGTACGTCGTTACCAGTTCCGGCGTTGGTCAGGGACTGGGCCAGTATGGTTTCCTGGGCTACCTGGGGGAGCCCGGCAAAGGCGTACTCCTTACCGCCGCCACGGCCTTCACGCTTTTTGGCTGGCCAGTTCTCGGCTTTGGCTCGGCGGATAATGCCACTTACAGAAGTTGGCAGATCCTCCAGCCCGAGCCCGGCAATTTCCCCCGCCGTATACCACTCCTTGACTGGCAATACATCGCGACAGCTCATGCATCACCTCCAGCGGATGGGCGGGGGCTCACAACTCCGCTATGGTTAGAGGTGTCAACCGAACCAACCACAGAAGAAGAGGGGCCCCCATGAACTTTATTCAAAACCTGGCGCTGAGCTTTCGGCTGCCCGCATACGCAGCAATGTTCTGCGGGTGGATTGCAGGACTGGCAGTCGTTGGCGTCTTTGGTGAAGGTGCCGTGGCCCATCGAGCAGTCACCCACATCAGCTCTGGCGCCTTCATTCTTTTGGTTGTCACCGGGGCGGCTCCGCACCACGCTCCACAGACAAATGCCGAGGAAGATGGCTGAGGGCATCAGGTCCACAATTAACCACTGAGCGTTTGTCATTCCTCGTCTCCCATCAGTCTCTTCAGCTCCCGCATCTCTTGCTGAAGCTTGTCCTTCATCTGCTGCATTTTTCCGTACTGGGCCGCCAGGGCTTCACGGCCGTACGCCACCCGGCCGCCACGCATGTGCACCATCCAGTCGGTAAAGGCGTGTGAATGGCACACCTCTTCCAGCAGCGGTACCCGGTATAGCGGGATGTTGTGTTCAGCGCGGGCGGGGCTGGACCAGGCATCCAGCATGTGTTTTGAGACGTCGTCGCCAGACAGCCGACTCATTTGTGCGGCAATCTCATAGCGGTCTTCGGGGCAGCTCTTCAGTACGCTGCCGACCAGCTCACTCACCTGGCATGCGTAGTTGCCACTGCCTGGTGTTGGGTGAACCGGTTCCGGAACCTCAAAGATGTCAATCGTGGCGTTGTCTTTGACGCGTCTCATGGTTATGCGCTCCGGGCCATTTGACAGTGCGCGATAGCGTTAGATTTTGTATCCTTGTGGCAATAACCGGCTTTACGTTCGCCCACGTTTGGGCGCTCGCGCCGGGGCGCGCCATCTGACTGCCAACGCTCGGGCCAGATGTCCCTTGGGGACACGCTCAGTTTCCGGGCAATGGCCCGTTCAACACGGGGGTAGCGGATGCGCTTGGCGTTAATAACGGCGTTTCTAGTGACATCCAGTTCCTGAGCGATGGCGGCCAGGGACGATCCGCGCAGGCGAAGCTGGTACTTCACACACTCCCAGCGCTGCTCTGGATCGGACGGAAATTTGATGTTCATGGCGTCACCTCGGTGGCGTTTTTTTGGGTTGTCTATCGTGTTCATGAACATAAACATAGCGCCACGTACGTGCGCAGGTCAAGCACATTTGTGTTGGTCAAAGTTAATTTTTCCGCCTCATTTGTGCGAATTGAGAAAAACATGATAATAATCAATGTGTTGGGCTAACTATGACGCAGCAAAACTTTACCGGTGATCAGGTCAAAGTTGATGCCCTGAACATTGACGCGTTCAGAGAGCGCATATCCGTGGCGATAGATAGGGCTGGCGGCGCCACGAGCATGTCACAAAAGGCAGGTGTCTCCAGCTCTGTGCTGAGAAAGTGGCGCTCCGGGCAGTCAGAGCCTTCCAGAACTAACCTCATAAAGATGGCCATCGCTGCAGACGTTTCAGTTGAATGGCTTGTGGCTGGCGAAGGCGGGCTAGAGGCTACGTCTCAGGTAGAGCCGCTGGGCATGGATGACTACGCGTTTGTTCCCTTGTATGACGCCCAGTGCAGCGCTGGTGACGGTGCCTGGAATGAAAACTCCAGGGTACTCACCTATATCTGCTTTACGCGCTACAGCCTGCGAAAACAGGGCCTAACGCCGGACCACCTCTCGGCAATCCGCATTGATGGCGACTCCATGGAGCCCGTGCTGAACGGTGGGGATACCGTCCTGATCGACCACACCAGGACGGCAATAAAAGGCGAGGGAATATACGTGCTGCGCTTTGACGGACACCTGTATGCAAAGCGCCTGCAGCGCAACTTCGATGGGGTGGTAATCATTAGTGCCAACAAGGAGTACGCGCCGGTAAATGTGCCCAGGGATAGGCTTGACGAGCTGGAGGTGATCGGTCGCGCGGTTTGGTCTGCAGGGTGGCTATGAGGGCGTTCTTTTACTTTCAACTTAATTCGTCTACGCAAATCCGCCCAAAAACGTTACGTCTATGTTTTGTATGGATTTTATGAACCTGGAAGTGTTCCGTTTCAGGCTGGTCAGTGCTTCCATCTTCTCTGTCTGTAGTCGGTACTGACATGAAAGCCGATAGGATCGTGAGGAGTTAGTTATAATGCAGGTTCAGAGATGCATGCAGCGCTCATGGCGGTGTCAATTCCAGTGCCAAGCATCGCGCTAAATTGACACTGTTCTGCAGAAATCTGGCTTTTGGCGGTTAGCGGGACATTTGGCACAGTCTTCTAGCTCCGGCACTTCTAAAGCGTTGATGTGCTTGGTTTCTTCCCATTCAATCCCGTTTGTTCCCATGTAATCCCGCTGGTGCCAAACCTAAAGCTAATTCACAAGCAGGCGCAGAGTGTAACGTTGGCCTTCGGGCAGCGGCGTGGCTGCGAGGGTT